ATTTTTAGAATCTCTCTTTAAAGAGTCAAAACAACGTTCGTTAACTATTGATGAGATGGAGGCGATGAGAACGTTGCATGATAGCTGGGAGTTGTAATGTCTAACTACAAAAAGATGCACATACCTTGCGATCATTGCGGGAGCAGTGATGCGGCAGTTATTAACGAAGATGACTCGAAATATTGTTTTAAGTGCAATGTGCGAGACAAGCCACAGGACGGATTTAATATGATTACCCTACCGCAAGTACCAACCACGCCCCAAAAGACTCACCTGGGTCATCCTGATGCGTTTCAGAGCGGTATTAGTGAGAGGAGGTTGGCGTTGAAGACCGTGGAGGCGTATGGTGTTAAGTTAACAAACGAAGGAGAGGTATTATTTCCCTACTTTAACAAAACAGGCGCACACGTTGCAAACAAGGTTCGTAGTAAGGATAAGAAGTTTGTAGTCGAAGGTGAGTGGAAGACGGCTTTACTGTTTGGTCAAAACAACTTCTCTAAGGGTGGTGATGTTGTCACCATTTGTGAAGGTGAGTTTGATGCATTAAGTGCCTACCAGATGATGGGTGGTAAGCAAGCTGTTGTTAGCATCCGCTCAGGTGCTCAGTCGGCGTTGAGTGACTGTAAGGCATCCTACGAGTGGTTAGACTCATTCAGTAAGATTGTTATCTGTTTTGATAATGATGAGCCGGGGCGAGAAGCTGCGAACAAAGTAGCTGACTTGTTTGGTGGTAAAGCGTTGTTGTTCCAACATAGTCAACAACATAAAGATGCTAGTGACTGGTTGGTTCAACGTGTTGAGGTGCTTTTCTCTCAGGCGTGGTTGGCATCTGAGAAGTACAAACCAGAGGGTATTGTCACCATCACCGACATCAAGCAACGATTGTTAACCCCACCAGTGCCGGGTGTGCCGTGGTGTTTCTCTACGCTAACAGGGTTGACTTATGGGCGACGTAAGGGTGAGTTATATGCCTTTGGTGCGGGTGTGGGCGTTGGTAAAACTGACGTATTCACACAGCAGATAGCCTACGACATCGAGACGTTGAACAAGAAGGTGGGTGTTATCTACCTAGAGCAAAACGTGGTCGAGACAGGCCAACGGGTAATGGGTAAGCTAGACCAACGGCTCTACCATGTACCTGACGCTGACTGGAACCGCACACAGTATGAAGAGAGTGTTAACCGCTTAGAGGAGCGTGAGCAACTTTACATGATGGAGCACTTTGGGGCGATGGATTGGAAGACGATCAAAGGCATAATTAAGTACTTCAACAAGGCGTATGACATTGAGCACATTTACCTAGACCACCTTACCGCATTGTCAGCGCAGGAGCAGGATGAGCGTAGGGCGTTAGATGGCATTATGGCAGACATGGCCTCATTAGCGCAGGAGCTTGGCGTCATCATCCACTTCATTAGCCACTTAACAACACCAGAGGGTAAGTCGCACGAAGAAGGTGGACGTGTGATGGAGAAGCATTTCACAGGCTCACGGGCTATCGCACGTTGGTCGCATTATATGTTTGGGTTAGAGCGTAACAAGCAGCACACAGACCCGATTAAGCGACAGACAACGACGTTTAGGGTGTTGAAGGATCGGTTTACTGGTCGAGCAACAGGTATTAAATTTGGCTTGCAGTACAACCAAAACAATGGTATACTACGTGAATCAGAGCTTTTAATGGATGATATATTATGACAACAGAAGAGATAACCACTCGAATTGACGAGTTTGTAAAGATGATGGATGACTTAGTGCTTCCATACCCACCTTTGAACTTGTTCGATGCTTTGGACACCTTAGAAGAGTTGGCTACAGGGATAAGGAAAGGTGAGGTTACTATTTCATGGGAGGGTGACACATGAGTAAGGACTTAGAATCTTATGGTTATTGTTCAAAGACAGGCAAGTGCCTTAACCCCTTTGGTGCTCGACCGCTGTGGGTGATAAAACTAGCTGAACAAATTAGACGTAACCATGTTGTAACCAATACACAGGAGGCATTGTTTTGAATAAAGGAGAAGAACGTATGACTAACGAAGAGTTTGAAGCAATAGCTACGTATTACGGTAAATCTGTAAAAGACGTAGAAGAAACACTAGGACAACGTGAGGAACGATATGGCGAGTATGTACACGTAGCGGCAACAGCACAAGAGATAAAGAAGATATTGCGTAATGGTAATAGCTGGTCTACAATGGAGCCTTACATGCAGGAGAGTTTGGACTTGATAGCCAACAAGCTGGCACGTATTGTTAACGGTGACCCCTTCTATGATGACAGTTGGCATGACGTAAGCGGGTATGCAAAACTAGTGGAGATTGAACTAGCTAAAGGGAAGTAATGCCTACTTTGCGAAGGCTGATAAAACTGAGTTGGGTACGGTGGTTAGAGATAATCACCTGCCTACATATTATTGGCAACACATGGAGACAGTGGTGAATTTAGTCCTCGACATCGAGACAGATAGCAAGCAATCTAAGATATGGATGTGCTACACACATAACAGCGACACAAATGAATATATATGTCACACAGAACCAACTACACTCATACCCTTAATAAGAAAAGCAGAGAGGCTGATCGGGCACAACTTGATAGGCTTCGATGCGCCAGTGCTCAACAGACTCTGGGGGACGAAGATTGGCTTGAAGAAAGTGAGAGATACCTTGATAATGTCAAGGCTACTGAGTCCCTCTATCGAAAACGGACACAGTTTAGCAGCGTGGGGCAAGAGGCTGGGGAATAACAAGGTTGAATACACCCGTATCTGGCATTGGATGAAGGGGTTGCAGTTTGATAAGAAGAGTGTTGCGCCTTATGATGACCCTATTGACAACTTGAATAGAGTTTATTGTAAGCAGGACGTAACTGTGACAGTTGAGTTATACAAGTATTTGGATGAGCAGTTAGCAGAGTGGGGTGAGAGTGTGCAGCTTGAGCATGATGTAGCTGCTATCCTTCACAAACAAGAGAAACATGGGTTTAAATTTGATGAGAACAAAGGTCGTATATTATTGGCACAACTTTCAAGTGAAGTTGCTGATATTGAAGGTGAATTGCAAGCTACGTTTCCACCAATTGTTGAAGAGAGGATAAGTGAGAAGACGGGTAAAACGTTAAAGGAGAAGGTAACCCCTTTCAATGCAGCTAGTAGACAGCAGATAGCTGAGAGGCTTGCTACCTTGGGTGTTAAGTTTACGCAGGAGACTGAGAAAGGCAGTACAATTATTAACGAGAAGGTGCTTGAGGGCATAGAGTTACCAGAGGCTAAACTAATTGCTAGGTTTCTTATGTTACAAAAGCGCATCTCGCAGGTTAGTAGTTGGTTTGAGGCAGTTCAAGCGGATGGTAGGGTGCATGGTAGGGTGATAACCAACGGTGCTGTGACAGGGCGTATGACGCACCACAGCCCTAACATGGCGCAAGTACCCTCAAGCGCGTCTGAATACGGGCCTGAATGTAGGGAGTTGTGGACTGTGGGGGTTGGGAACAAGCTGGTGGGTGCAGATGCTAGTGGATTGGAGCTACGGATGTTAGCCCATTACATGCAGGATTTGCGTTACATCAAGACAGTTTGTGAGGGTAAGCAGGAGGATGAGACAGATGTGCATACAATGAACATGAAGGCGGCTGGGCTTACAAGTCGTAACCAAGCCAAGACATTCATTTATGCATTTCTGTATGGTGCGGGTGCGGGTAAGATTGGGTCTATTATTGGTGGTTCCTCTGCGGATGGACACAAACTTATGACTCGCTTCTTACGTAACACACCAGCGTTAGAGTATTTAAAGGATGAGGTCGTGCTACCTGCGTCAAGGAAGGGATGGGTCAGAGGTTTAGATGGTCGTCATATTATGGTACGGTCAGAACATGCTGCCTTAAACTCTTTGTTACAGGGTGCAGGTGCAATAGTTATGAAAAAGGCGTTGGTTATATTGCACGAAAGGTTAAAACGTGGTATAATAAACTCTTCATACTGTGCAAATGTACACGATGAATTGCAGATGGAAGCCCCGCAAGAGGAGGCAGAACGTGTTGGTAAGATGGCAGTACAGGCAATTGAGGATGCAGGTAAGCACTTCAATCTGCGCTGCCCTTTAACAGGAGAATATAATGTAGGAAATAATTGGAGGGATACCCATTGATAGAAAACACAGATTTGGAAACTGTATTGGATGGTGCTGATAGTATCATTATAATTACAGAGAAGGAGGGCGTGGTTCGCCTTACCTTTAACCATGAGTTAGATGAGATGGAGGTGCTGGACATACTAGCACTTGTAACATCAGAATTTTACGAAATTGCCGAAGAAGGCAAACCAACGGAACACTAAGGATTTATTATGACAGATGCAGTAAAAGTTAAAGCGGACATCATGTGGGCATACTTGGACAAAGTTAACGACATGAGTGGCAAGTTTCAGGTTGACTTGTGTAACTTATCAGAGAAGGCGTCTGATGCGCTACAAGACCTTGGCTTAGAAGTTAAGTTTAAAGAAGGTAAGGGTAAGTATATTACCTGCAAGAGCACCCGTCCTATCCACGCTTATGATGACGGTGGTTCTCAGATTGGGGGAACAGTTGGTAATGGGTCGAAGGGTGTCGCACTTGTTGGTTCATACTCATGGGCATACCAGAAGAAGCAGGGAACCTCACCAGCCCTTAAGCGGCTTGTCATCACAGATATGTTGGAGTATCTTGGCGCACCAGTGGGTGATCTTGTCTCTGAAGACGACCTACTGTAAATGATAGCGCTTATCGATAGTGATATTCTTTGCTACCGAGTAGGCGCTGTTACTGAAGAAGAAAACGAGAGCACAGCTATCGAGATGATGGCTGTGTATCTTGAGGATATGTTAATGTTTGATCTAATAGACTGCGAGGAGCACGAGTTATTCCTCACTGGTAAACAGAACTTTCGATATGACATAGCAGTAACAGCACCTTATAAGGGCAACAGGAAGAACAAAGCGAAGCCAAAGCATCTTCCTATCCTACGGGAATACTTACAGAAGGCATGGGGAGCTACAGTTAGTGAGGATCAAGAAGCTGATGATGATGTTGCTATACGAGCAACAGAGTTAAAAGGTGAAGGACTCATTGTATCAATTGACAAAGATTTTTTACAGGTTCCGGGATGGCACTACAACTTTGTGAAGAAGGTGAAGAAGGAAGTAACACCAGAGGAAGGGGTGCGGTTCTTCTACAAGCAGATATTGATGGGGGACTCAGCCGACAACATCAAGGGGATTCACCGTGTGGGCGAAGTAACTGCGACAAAGATGCTTGCCGATATGAAGACGGAGAAAGAGTTTTATGCGTGTTGCTTGGAGGCACTGGGTGCAGAACGTGTATTAGAAAACGGTAGGTTGTTATGGCTTCGCCGGACAGCGAATCAAATGTGGGAGCCGCCTAATGAAGAAGAATGAATTTAAATTAGCAGGGATGCAGTGGAAGATTATTGATAGTGACTTGCCTGATTTAGGTTGTTCATTACCTGATACTTGCACCATTCTTTTAAGCAAGAAGTTAAAAGGCCAAGAGCGAGATGTTACCCTGTTACATGAAGTTGTTCATGCTATCCTTTTTACAATGGGTGAGCGTGAACATGATGAGCGATTCGTAGAGGGGTTTGCACAGTTGTTATACCAGTATGAGCAACAGAGAGTATAACAACGGCGAGTGGACTGAGGCGAGGTTTCGAGCGTTTATAATCTCTGCCCTGCGTGCTTACATGAAGCGCTTCCCACCTAAGTGGAAGGCTTTAAAAGCAGCATCGATAGGCAGGGCTATTAACAAGAGGTCGGGACGGTTGGCTGAGCATTACGAGTGTGCTAGTTGCAAGGATACCTTTGTTGCGAGGGATGTACAAGTGGATCATATTGAACCCGTTGTATCCCCGCAGGAGGGCTTCCAAGACTGGTGGACATATATGAACAGACTCTATTGTGAAGCGGAGAACTTGCAGGTGTTGTGTAAACCATGCCACAAGGATAAGACAAACGTAGAGCGTAAGGAAAGGTTTAAGAAATGAAAGTTAGTTTGGTGTGGGTTACCCCCGATGCAGAGGAAAAGGTAGCGTACATGGCTCGTGTGTCGAATCCGGGTAATCAGGATAACAAGGAGACAGCACCTAAGCTGCTACGTTACCTGATGAAGAACAAGCATTGGTCACCCTTCGAGATGGTTAACATCTGTATGGAGATTGAGTGTACACGAGACATTGGACGGCAGATTATTCGTCATAGGTCGTTCAGCTTTCAAGAGTTTAGTCAAAGGTATGCGGAGGCTTTAGACATAACCTCAAGCGAGGTTAGGTTACAAGATACAAAGAACCGACAGAACTCTTTGCCCACTGAAGATAGGGAGTTACAGCGGTGGTGGGATGAGATGCAACTTAGTCTTATAGCGCAAGCTAGAGGGGTCTACGGCGCTGCTCTGAACAACGGGATAGCCAAGGAGGTAGCTCGTAAGATTTTACCAGAGGGGTTAACAGGGAGTCGTATGTATATGAATGGGACGCTACGTAGTTGGATGCATTATGTTGACATCCGGTGTGATGAAGCAACCCAGAAGGAGCATAGAGACATTGCAGATAAATGTAAAGCAATTTTAACTACACACTTTCCTAGTCTATATGGAGAAACAAATGGAAAATAAACAATACTACCACTTTAAGAAAGAACAAACAGAAGCTAACGTGTCGTCCAAAGCAGAGCATCTATATATATGTGAGGAAGATGCACGATGGGATGATGTGATGCGACAGTTTGCTGCCTTCCTAGACTCCTGCGGATATGTAGGGGTGTATGAAAAAGTAGATGTAATGCTTGAAAAGGTATGGGAGGATTGATGAAAATACTAGTTATCCCAGACTGTCAGGTTAAACCGGGAATACCGACAGAACATCTTGAGTGGGCCGGTAAAGCCATCTGTGATTATCGCCCTGACGTTGTGGTTAACATAGGAGACTTTGCTGATATGCCTTCTTTGTCTACCCATGATAAAGTAGGGAGTAAATACTTTGAGGGTAAGCGTTATAAGGATGACATTGCCTTTGCTAGAGTAGGGATGATGAAGTTGTTAAAGCCTTTACGTGAGCTACAGGCAAATCAAAAAGCTAACAAGCAAAAGATTTACACACCACGTATGGTATTAACACTAGGTAACCACGAGAACCGTATTAACAGGGCTGTAAACAACAACCCTATCTTGGAAGGTTCTATTAATGTAAATGATTTAGAATATGAAAAAGATTGGGAAGTATATGAATTTCTTAAACCTGTTTTTATTAATGGTGTTGGTTTCAACCACTACTGGCCTGTTGGTGTTATGGGGCGACCTGCTAGTACTGCTAGTGTTATCGTTAATAAGCTTCACATGTCTTGTGTTGCAGGGCATCAACAAGGTAAGCAAGTGGCTTACGGCAAGAGAGCGGACGGAACCGCCATCTGTGGTATAATAGCTGGGAGTTTCTATTTACATGATGAGGATTACATGGATCAATTGAGTAACAAGCATTGGCGTGGTCTAGTCATGTTAAATGAAGTGGAAGATGGGGCGTTCGATGAAATGTTTTTGTCGATGAAGTATTTGGAAAAGAAGTATGCGACCAACTGATGTTCTTAAACTGTATTACTTAAAACATGGTAAACTAGTTATTGACAGGCGTTTTGCTATTGAAGTATTTCAACACGATAAAAAGTTAGGAATGAGGCTAACCCAAGAAGCAGCTAAGAGTTACAAAAAGTGGAAAGAAAGGGCACAGGAACATGCACAAACTGGGGATACCTAACCTTAAACACAAATACAGGTACACAGTTTATGGGGTCGTAGGTGGGTATAATCCAAAGAAAGACATTGCCGTAACAGGCGCTACATTTGAGGAGTTAAAGAAGAAAATGAATACACCTACTGTGCTGGCATGGTTAAAAGAATATGATCAGAAATTACTTGACATTTTCAAATGCTAACCCTGCTTGATATTTGTGATAAATTAGAGCGCCTAGACGAGGTAACAGTGTTGGAACTACTTGACATACGTAGTGCTGACATTGTTGCCAAGTTTATGGATGCCATTGAAGATAGAGCCGATTACCTAGAGGAAATATTGGATGACAATTATGAACAACAAGGAAACAATGACAACAGATAACCTGCCCAGCCTACGCGCACAAGTAATTACACGCCGCACCTACAACCGTCCATTGGAAGAGGGAGGCTTTGAGAGTTGGGAACAGACAGTAGACCGGGTTATTGACCATCAAGCGTGGTTATGGAACCGTGCAGAAGCAGCCCCTGTTGCCTTAGATAGTGAGCTTGCTGAACTACGTACCCTAATGCTAGAACGTAAGGTGTTAACATCAGGTCGTACACTGTGGCTAGGTGGCACTGAGGTAGCTAAGAAGCGTGAGGCAAGCCAGTTTAACTGTAGCTTTACTAACATTGAGACGGTCATGGACTGTGTGGATGCTCTATGGCTGCTGTTGCAAGGCTGTGGTGTGGGCTTCCGACCCATTGTAGGGCAGCTTACTGGCTACCAGAAACCAATCCCTAAGCTAACCGTTAAACGTAGCGAGCGTACAGAAAAAGGTGGTGTGGCATATAACGAGGAAACATTTGATGCAGCAACAGGAGTGTGGACAATTAAAGTTGGAGACAGCGCAGAAGCATGGGCAAAGAGTATTGGTAAGTTGGTTGCCCATAAGTTTCCCGCCACTGAACTTGTACTCGATTTCACCGAGATACGTCCGGCTGGAGACAGACTTGCAGGATACGGATGGATAAGCTCAGGCGATGAATCTTTATGTAAGGCATACACAGCTATCCATAAGTTGCTTAATCGTCGCTCAGGGTCTCTGTTGACCCGTATGAACATTCTTGATCTGGTTAACTGGATGGGTACTGTGCTGTCATCACGCCGTAGTGCTGAGATTGCGTTGTTTACGTTTGGTGAAGATGAGTGGGAACAGTTTGCTGTTGCTAAGAAGGACTTCTGGATTGCTAACGAGCAACGTGCTCAGTCTAACAACTCGCTGGTGTTTAACACTAAGCCGTTGAAGGTAGAGCTTGAGAAGATATTTGGTTTGATGGTGGCCTCTGGTGGCAGTGAGCCGGGTTTTATTAATGGACAGGCAGCAACTAAACGTGCTCCTTGGTTTAAAGGTTCTAACCCGTGTGTCGAGATTCTGTTGGGAAACAAGAGTTT